CGAGACGTATCAAGCTGGAAAAGTTGGTACTTAACCACCTTGTGAATCTCGGACTTCGCAGTCCAGATGACGCTGCTAGTGTCTGTGAAAGTTGAAGCCAGAATATCGCCAATATTGGCGAAATAGTCCAAGAGAAACGACCAAGGGAGAAGTTCCCAAGCAGTAGGTATGAACTCCGACGGTGTAAAACCGAAACGAGCCATCTTATCTGCATAGGTCGCCGCTGCTTGAGCTCTTACAGCTGCCCTAATCCTAACGACAACATGCTCCGTCTGCTTTCCTCTAACAGTAAAGTAGAGAAAAGAGTCAGGAGGATGCATCGTAGAGGTACCGGATATGTTACTCACAAGTTTGGCATCGTGGCCGCCAGCAGAAACCTTCATTATCCTCTCCGGTTCAAGGAGAGAATCGAGGGCTTTGCCAGCATCCGCTATGTCCATCATGAGAGGAACCCATCCGAAGGCATGCTCAAGCCATAAACCAGAAGCAATCTTTGAGAGATTCCTACCGTACTTTGCCTTCTTTTTGTTAAAGTAGCGCCGCTTGTTATCGCGGTTAGCTCTACTAACATCATCGAGGTAACGTCCGATACTGTCCCACAAAGCCGCTCCGGGTTTACGCAACATGCGGATAGTTTCTCTCAGTTCGCCAAGGAACGTAGGTCCTGAAACAGCAACCTGCGCCTTCCTGACGTCCTGAAAGTACCCTGCCGCAGCCCGGGCACCTGCATTACTTGACCATCCACCCCCCCAAGTTGGAGCTCCAGTCGCATGGGCAGCAAAATCACCCCACGACTTTTGCACCACTCGGGCGCCAGTAGCAATACGAATAAACGTCAAGCTCGCACTGTTACGGCTTGCTTCGAGTGAAGAGAACGTTCCCGATAAGGGAGTAGTCGCGTTTCCGCCACTCGATATGACGTCTTTGTACTTAGGCAATCCAACTCCAGTTCTTTGGCGCGTAAGGACTTTAACACTAGAGACTTGTGTAAGGTTCTTATACGTTAAGGACTCAGAATTGGAACCTAGTACTCGAGCGCCGTACCGAATGCTCTTATCTTTGGTATAGGCCATGTAACCCTTTCGGCCCCCTAAACGGGGTGCAGTAAAACTCTTCGGGTGACTATCAACTTAGGTCGTCTAAGCCAGGGAAAAACCCTCGCAAAAGCTTCCATATTGATAGTTCGCTGATTTTCTGGTCTTTGGAAAGGTCAAAGACGAAAGCATCGAGATTTATCTTCGATGGATTTTCGTTCTTACACCAAACCTCGAACAGATCTAAAACGATTTCTCGCTTAGATCTCGACAGACTATCAGCGCTTAGGTGCTTCCAGTATTTGTTGTGGAGACTTAATTTGTCATCCGCCATAAGACCGGAAGTAACGACAGGAATTTCAGAAAGTGCTCGCCTGTTGGTGTAATCAGAAAGTTGACTACCCCAAAGGCGATCGATCCTAGAATCACTGTCGAAAGCAAGGACCTTCTCACGAAGGAGCCGCTCTGTGTAGAGGAGTTCCTCGAGCTCTGCAACAAGCTCGAAATATCCTCGCCTAACGGAATTTTCATCTTTTCCAAACGCGTATCGCATTTCTGCGACGTACGTGAGGTCCGATGAGAACCTCGTAAGGGTTTTGACATTAGGCATCCTTGCTCCCTAAGTTAGCGTGCATGCACGCGGAACC